TTTGCACCAATACCGAATCCGGCTCCTGAACGCGCATTTACCCCCATAGAAGGAATGTAAGTGTCCAAAATGGCGAAAGTGGCGGCAGCGGTCAATGCAAGTAATGCAATTTCTTCAAGATTTAACGAACGCTTAGGAATTGCAAATGCTGCAATAGCGACCATTAAACCCTCAATTAAATACTTAACAATACGCTTAATAAGTTCAGTAATATCAAACATACCCATCATTTATATAAATTAAAAAGAAAAAAATAATATTTTAATGAATTAAAACTTAAAACTAACTATTTACTAAATATTATAAATGAGTAAAAATACTTCTGGTAAAAAAGGGTTTGAAAAAAAGCTGAAAAAGGATGGTTCTCCTAATCCTAAATACGTTGATTTATTAGACGTGGATAAACCTATAGCTGGTCAAACTTTTGGATGTTTTTCATTTATTTCTCCAGATAAACTCCTAAAGCAACGTGAAATGTTCTATTTTGAAGAATTTTTAAAACAATGGGAAATGAATAAATCTATGGAAAAGTTTCATCAATTCCTAAACTTTATATCATTTAAATATAAATTACAATTTGAAGAAGTTATAAAAGATTTTGAAATTTTCGTTAAGGAGGAGCGTGAAACGATTGTTAATTCATCTATAGAAGATGATTACAAAACATTTTTGGATCGTGAAGAAGATGAACTCGAAAAAAAATTTAGTGTAAAACATAATTTCCAAACTTCTGTTAGAGGTTTTAAATCTAGAGGTAATTTTTCAAGTCAAGAAGAGGCGGAAATGCGCGCGAAACTGTTAAGAGAATCTGACCCACATTTTGATGTGTATGTTGGTCCTGTAGGAACTTGGCTTCCTTGGGAACCTGAAGCTTATAAGACAGGACGCGTCGAATATATGGAAGAAGAGTTAAATCAACTTGCGAGTGAAAAGAAGAAAAATGAACAAATTGCTAAAACAACATTTGAACAACGTATTAAAGAAACTAAGCAAAAAGCTATTGAAGAAAATAAGAAGAATGCTGAAAAACATGGTAACGTTATTACGCAAGATATTGATGAAGAAGGTAATCTTGTTGGAGCTGGACATAATACAACTGAACAAACATTTAGCACTAAGGAAACCGACAGTATATCCGTTGCTGATATTAGAAGCGAACTATTTGAAGGAGAAAATGTAGTTGTTGGAAAAACGGATTATGGTCAAAGTCAATTAAAATCAGGACCTTTCGTTAAGAAAGATGATTAAAAATTTCCAGGTTTTTTTATTAATTTTTTATTAATTTTTTATTAAATTTATTGTTAAATAATAATAAGTTTAATATATATGGGTAAATATAGCTTTTTAGCAACATCTTCTCTAATGTTTAATGTATTTTCATTTTTATCTCTTTTATTACAAATCCATAAAAGTAAAAATACCAGTAGTTTTAATTGGGCATATCTTATGGGCAACGTAATTGCTCAAATCTTACTTATTATTTATGGATTAGTAAATAATGCTCCGGAAATATATGGACCAACTATTCTCTTATGTTTTGGTTTATTTTACATAGTTTATGTAAAATTATTATATCATAAAGATGATGAAACTAAATTGTAATAAAATATTAACTACCATTTGCTTTTTTTAACTGCTATTTTGGGTCCCTGACCACGTTTCTTTACATTATTCGGGTCATATTGTTCTCCATCTTCATCATCATCATTAATTTGTTTTGATAATTCCCAGAATTCCTTTGAACCCAACCTGAAGTCATTGTGGGCATCAGCTTTATACCAAAATACTTGGTCTTGTAATTTATTTGATTTTGAGTTATTATTTATAACTAAACATTCGAAATTTTCAGTGCATTGGTCCATCACCTGACAAAACGATTCAAATGTTGGAAACATACCAGCATAATTATCATAAATACGTTTTCTATTTGCAATATATGGTTCTCTCAAAATAAACACGTAATCTATGTTAGTTCTTAGTGTTGGAGGAATACCCAAAGGATATTGCATCGTAATAAGTAACATAACCTTCCAATGTCTCAATTAATACCATTTTCATTTAGACATTTCCTTCTAAAATCATTAAATTTATGCTTTTTAAATGGGCATAACATTCTCTCGAATGGGTTTAGACTATATCTTAAGGTATCATCAAAGTTGGTTAAACTTCTCAACCCCACGAACATTTAGTCGTTGAACTATCACCATATTCTTACCATAACGAACTTAGGTGACGAGCTGCGAATTTTCTCTATTTTATACGTTTTTACTTTACCTTATGTAGTTAGCATAAGCCATCAATATATTTATATATTAATTTAGTAGTATAAACCTTCAAAGAATTTTATATAAATTCTTAATCGAGATGTTCCCGCAATTTGGACGTGTTGCTTAATACCAAAAAAGTATTAAACTAGCCAATTCTTTTGGAATGACTACGGCAAACATTTTACCGTTCATAAATAAAAGGCGCATCATTTTATCACGTGACCACGTGTTGTCATAAAGACAATCATCTAAAATAACGAATGTTCTTGGGTCAATTGTGCTGCGTTTAAAAGTTTCCATTTCTTTTTTAATTTGTTTTAACACTCCTCTTTGACGTTTCAAAATATTTTCAATAATTGCTGTATTATATTCATTATGAATAAATAATTTAGGAACCATTTTTCCATAAAAACCGTTACCTTCTTCGGTTCCAGAAATAACTGTCCCAATTGGAATATCTTGATGATAATATAATAAGTCTCTTACTAAAAAAGATTTACCAGTATCACGCCTACCTATTAAGACGATAACTGGACCTTTAGATTCATTCGGCTTAAAACTTATACTTTTCATATCAAAACGTTTTAATTCCAAATTCATATATATCATATAACACAAATTTATTTAATAACATTTTTACGAATCATTTTCTAAATATTTATTGTAAATATTAAGGATTAATAAAAATAATGAGTTAAATATAACTTAAATTAATATTTTTATTAGCTAATGACTATTTCGGTAAATTACCAAAAAAGAAAGAATCTTAACCTATTTAATAAGTTTCAAACTAACAAAAATATCAATTTAAGTGATGTTCAAAATTATATACCTATATATGATAAATTTTTTTCATTAAATAATACAAATTGGAATTCAATTAATTTGAATCATCAATGGTCTATTTTTGATATTAAAGATACTAAAAATAAAGATTATGATAATGAACACATATTTAACTGTAAACTTAAAAATATTTCTGATATAGATGGGGAATATATTGATAATACACAGCAAGTTTTTATTAAAATGGCGCCACTATTAGACCCATTTAAATACTTAGTTGGAAAATATAATTATAATGACCCCAAATTATTTAATTTACCGTCATTTGATAAATCTACCAAAGTTCATCCTAAGATTTCTGATTCTAATAATTCATCATTTATTGATGGATTTTTCTCATTTTTAACAAGTAAAGTCCTTTACGACCATCAATTTATACATGGTCTTGATTATTATGGGTCATTTTTAGCAATAAAAAATGACTATAAAATTAATATTATTGACGACCTTGATTATTTAATACAGTCTGAGTTTTTTAATAAACAAAAAGGAATATTATTTAATGTTGAAGATTATTCACATCTTGTTAGTAATGATGAAATTAAAAAATTACAGCCATTAAATATTTCTACCAGTTTAAAATCAAACTTATCAATTAAATCTATTGATGATAATATTTTTGAGAATATTTTTGAGAATAATGATTCATTATCTCTTGATGATATTAAAAGCGTTGGAATTGATTTGATTGATATTACTAATTCTAGTTATTTTGATGTATCTTGTCAACATAAATCGGAGAGTTTAAAATCAGGCTCTAGTTGTTCATCAAGAACATCTCATACGCAAGATACCGAAACTGAAGATTTAGAAGATATAAATTATGACAATGAATGCAATGAAGACAATGATAAAAATGAAGATAATGAACAAAATGAAAAAAATGTAAGTTCTGAAAACCTAAAAGAAGGAATATCAGAAGATGAATATGAAACGGAAGATGATGATACTATATCAACTATCGAAGAAGAATCTATTACAGTAACGATACCTAAATTCCCAGTTCAAGTTATTTGTATGGAAAATTGTGAAAACACATTTGATGATTTAATTATTAATAATTCATTATGCGATGATGAATGGTTTTCTGCATTAATGCAAATAATTATGATATTAATTACATATCAAAAAATGTTTTCATTCACTCATAATGATTTACATACTAACAATGTAATGTACATCTCTACAAAGAAAAAATTTATTTATTACACGTACAAGAAAAAATGTTATAAAGTGCCTACATTTGGAAAAATATATAAAATAATTGATTTTGGAAGAGCAATATATAAATTTAACGGTAAATTATTTTGTAGTGATAGTTTTCAAACAGGTGGTGACGCTGCAACGCAATATAATACAGAACCATATTTTAATGATAAAAAACCTCGTTTAGAACCTAATTTTAGTTTTGATTTGTGTAGATTAGCATGTTCCATTTTTGATTATGTTGTCGACGATTTTAATATGATTAAAAATATTGACGAATGTTCACCATTAGTTAAACTAATCATTGAATGGTGTATTGATGATAATGGAATTAATATATTATATAAAAATAATGGAGATGAACGTTATCCTGATTTTAAATTATACAAAATGATTGCACGTTACGTTCATAATCATACTCCACAATCGCAATTAGAACGTAAAGAATTTAGTAAATTTTTGATTCCCAATAAAAATATTCCTAAAAATGAATTACCTATTAATATAGATGATTTACCATCATATATTTTATAATTTTATGTAATAAATACAATTATATTTATATTTATAATATTATTATCTTTATTTATAATAATATTATGTCAAACTATGGTTTTATTATAACGAGGCATGTTAATTCAGAAACTACAAATAAATATTGGAATCAATCAGTTAAACTCATTAAATATTTTTATCCTTTAAGAAAAATTGTTATTATTGATGATAATAGCAATCAAGAATTTGTTAAAGCCGATTTCGAATATAAAAATTT